TAATTACTATTAATGTGCTGCTTAAATTCTCAGGAAAAGAGCTGCATAAATCTTGATATCAATTTGTCCCAGAGAATAGAAAATGCCAAAGTTGAAAGAATTATCAGATAAGCAAAATGAATTTATTCATGGAGTAGTAAACCTTGGTTTAAAACAAACTGAATCGGCTAGGAGAGCTGGATATAATCAGCCAGCCCAATCTGCTTATAATATGATGAACAGCCCAGCTATATTGCGAAAAATCCAGCATGAACGACTGAAGCTGTTCCAGTCGGATCTTTCCATTGTGGCGGTGCAAACTCTCAAGGAAATTATGAAAGATTCTTCTGCTTCCAGCTCTAGTAGGGTTTCGGCTTGCCGTTGTGTGCTTGAGATTTCAGGTGATTTTATTGCTGGATCCAAAGATCAGACAAAAGAATTGAGTGAGCTGTCAGCTTCAGAGCTGGGAGCTGTCATCGATAAATTAGACTTGGAAAGGATCCGCCTGGCAAAAGATGTCACGCCCAGGACAAATAAAACGCCAATAAATAAGGAGGAGGCTGTAACTGCCTGATTTTATTGGATTGTCTGATGATTCCATATCATTTGAGCTCATGCGATCCTATTTTTTTTGATGCCGACCCACCCACCGCCATACCTATTCATTGCCTGCACAAGTGATTATGGGCTCCAACACAAATTTTCTATAATTTCAATCTTGCCATTTTCCCCATTGCGTGAAATCCGTTTTCTAATTAGGCTAGGAACTAGCCTACTAACGAGGAGGATTTCATATGGCACAGCCCAGATCATATTCGATCACTACTAATTTCAACGATTACACCACAACCAATCCCTCTGACCCACATCCGGGTTCAAAGTTAGACACCGAATTTACTGAGATAAAGCAGAATTTAGATGATTTAAACACTAATATTGCTTTATTGCAGAGAGATGACGGCAAGTTAAAGAACGAGGCAGTCCATAAGGACGGCTTTGACCAGGATTCTTTAGCTTTAATTGGGCTTTCGGGTTATACAACCAAGGGAACATGGGCCGCAGCAACAGCATACAAGTCTGGTGATATAGTAACGAACAATGATGCAACTTACCTCACCTCCACAGACCACACTTCTTCTTCAGCTTTCAACGATGATTTAGCAACATCCTGGACATTAATTGCCAATGCAGCAATTAACGTAACTGGTCATTCTGTTGACACTCTTAATGGTCATGGAACAATTGTTATTCAGAATGCAAACTGGACTAACGGAACAGCCACGATAACTTATTCTGGAGGAACGAACACAGGTAACATTGCAACTGGTCAGCATGTAGAACATGCAGATTTCCCCAAGGGAACTACTATTACGAACATTTCAGGGACAACGCTTACAGTATCGGCTGCACCTACAGCCTCTCAGACTGATGTAACAGTAAATTTAGACCGATCATTCACACTTTCCTACTCATATGGTGATGAAAAGGCATTCCAGGTTTTCATTTCGGGTGTACTTACATCTCCTTCCTTATATACAGTATCAGGGACAACGATAACCTTTACGAATCCTCCTGCAGCCGGGACAGGGAATATTATAGTCTGGGGAGGTGGAACAGCAGTAGAGGACACTAAGGCCCAGGTAACTTCCTATAGGGATGACACCTTAGATCACCGGGACACAGCAGCAGATTATGCAACCAGGACAACTGGAGTAGTCAGGCATTTTGATGGTGCAACGAACAATGTAACAGATACTACTCCCACAGATCAGTCAGGGGTTTATTCTGCAAAAGAGTGGGCAGTAGGGGAACAAGCCTCCACAGGGGGTTCAGCAAAGGACTGGGCAATTTATACAGATGGAGGTGTAAGGGGAGAAACTGGAGAACATTCTTCAAAAGCCTGGGCAGTAGGAGGTACAGGTGTAACTGACACTGCAGATAAGGGAGCTGCAAAGGAATGGGCAATTGGCACAGGCAGGATTGATGACCAGAGTTCAGGAGGATATTCTGCCAAGGAACATGCAACCGGGACAACCAATGCAGAAGGATCAGCAAAGCAATGGGCCTTGGGAGGTGGTTCTTTTGTAGAGGCTACAGCAGTAGAGGGCAGTAATTATTCTGCCAAGAAGTATGCTTCAGATGCATCAGCGTCAGCTACGGCTGCAGCAACGTCTGAGACTAATGCCGCCACTTCAGAGACAAATGCGGCTACCAGTGCAACTGCAGCAGCAGCAAGTTATGATTCATTTGATGACAGGTATTTGGGGGCAAAGTCCAGCGATCCAACAGTAGATAATGATGGGGATACTTTAGTTGACGGAGCATTGTATTTTAACGATGTAAACAATGTGATGATGGTCTATGACTTAGGCAACACAACCTGGGTGAGAACAACTCCAACTACCACAGATCAGGGGCATATAAATACTGTTTCGGCAAGCATTGATGATGTCAACAGGTATGCAAATGAATACAAGATTGCGGCAACAGCTCCAGGTTCACCAAGTGAGGGGCATATGTGGTCTGATACAACTAATAATGTTTTTAAGGTTTATAACGGAACATCCTGGGCAACAGTAACAGAAGGTCAGACTGCTGCAGAGGTAAACGGCACAGCTATCAGCATGGCGATTGCTCTTGGTTAAATACAATAAAGGATAAAATATGGCAAATGCATTTAAGAACGTAACTGTGAGGGCTACCTCACTGGCTGCTGATACAGATGTAGCAGTAGGTAGTGCGGTTGCTAACGCAACCACTACCCAGACTTTAATTGGCATGACAATCGCCAATATAACTACTGGAGTGATTAATGTTTCGGTAAGTTTAAACAACGGCTCTGACCAGACATGGATCGTCAAGGACAGTCCCATCCCGACTGGTGGAAGTTTAATTTGCTGTGGAGGGGATCAAAAAATTTGCCTTTTTCACAATGGGACTAATGGCGATCAGATCAAGGTTCAGTCAAATACCGCCAATTCGATGCATATAATAATGTCTTACTTAGAGAGTACATAATATGGCATATTTAGGAAGAAAAGCAGCTCTAGCTGGATTAACCAGTGCCGACATACCTGACGATAGTATAACGGCTTCTAAGATTGCATCAGGTGCAATTACTGCGGCAGATGTTGCGGCAGATATGGCAACACAAACTGAACTGGATGCACTCGCATATCAGGGAGAACCACACATAATCCCTAATGTTCTGTATCCTGCGGTTGCTGGCAAACTCCTAGACGGATCAACCTCCCACTCTGGTAACTATGGCACTGCACAAGCAGATGGATATAGCTATTACTACACAGACATCAAGGGAAGCAAGCCAATTAAAGACCCTAGAATTGGTGCTCATTTTGGTAGTCAGAGGCATAAGTTTAAATCCCTTCAACTACTGGAACAGGAGACTGCAACACATGGTGAAGATGTTTATTCGATTGATGGTAGGGAAAACATAAGAGCCTGTGGTGATGTATGGGTTGTGATGAATAATGCACATGGGAATTTTTTAGAAAATTCAAGTGCAAGTGTAGCTACTGATTCTAATTTTATAGAAGTAGTAGGGTATTTTAATGATGCAAATGTACTACATTGGCCTTCTGGAACTAGTAATGATCAATTTGGTATTGCTATAAATGGTGGCACAAGACAAAACAATGATTTAGCAGTTTCAGTTGCTTCTCCCCTTAACAACAGATATGTAGATGCTGGTTCAGTTGTAAATGTTACATTTAATGCAACTCCAACATTGGGTATCAATACTTTGCGAATTAGTAACACAACTGGTACTTACTGCTCGAACTATGGAATAGAACTAATAGCCCAAGACACCTCATCAGATGCAAACAAAGTCAAGATACAGATTCCCTCACAGAATGTAGTCAGCTACGGAAAGAAGTTCACAGTAAGTGGCACACCACACTATGATCCGTTTAATGGGTTTACTTCTGGTACAGATATATCTTCCTACATTGATGAAGCTACCTCATTAGGAATGTCAAACTGGAAGGTTTCAAGTACATGGTATAGACCCTTCAATGGTGGCAGAGTAGTCAAGTGGGTAGATAGTTCTGGCACTATAAAAACTTCTGTAAATATGATGCCACCCAATGCACAGAATATAGGAACTACTGCATCTAATGCTATTGACCTATCTTCAAGCCAGACTAATGATGACACAATTAACTTCAATACAAGTGCAATAGATCACTCATTATCTGAAGTTGCCAAGACATTTTATGGGAGAGAGTTTGGGAATGGTGCGGCTAATGGTGGAACAGGAGCAACTTATGCAGATGCAAGTATGATTACTACGGCTAATCAGTCTGCACAGAATGTGGCTTATGTAATGGATGATGGATTAACTTCACATAGTGGTTTTGGTGTTCATCATCATGGTAATATAGCATTGGGGCCAGAACAAGAAAATAAATACCATTTTTTTACTTTTATAGGAACAGGAGTTTCATACAATTCTTTATCCAATGGGCCTGCATATATAGACGTAGCTCAGAATTTACCTTATGGTACTCATATATTAAAACTTGAAAGAGGGGCAAATTCAGCCAGTCCAATACCAACCATTATTGATATTGATGGAGTAGAAGTAACTACTTCTGAAGCAACTACAAAAGGTGAAGTCAAAGAAATCACTTTCCACCAACCCAAGAAACCACCAATCCCAGAGGATGCAGTAGTGCTGGCAGACTATATGCTGATGGCAGATTTTGTTGCTCAATCTTCAGCAGGGATACAGTATATAAGTAAGGGAATTAGGAGTGTATCTTGTTCAAGAGATATGTTTATTAATGGG